TGGCAAGTTATAACATGAAAACTGATTTAAATGAGTTGAAAAATAAAAATCAGTTAGCTGTTGGGTGGAGAATAGTTTGGGAAGATTTAGAAAATGGTCTTGATAAAGCAAGTAAGCAATATCAGCAACAAGTAGAAAATATAGGAGAACAAAATGAATAGACAAAAACTTGCAGAGATTAAGTATGACTTACAAGGTCAGCTTAAAATGAAACTTCATAAATATGAAGTTCATGCAAAAGAAGTTGGTGGAATACCAGATGAGTTTTTATCTGGTTATTCACTTGCAATAAAAGATTTGGGAATACTTGTACCAGATTGGAAACATGAAAACCTTAGTAATGAAAACAATCCAAAAGTATTTCCAGACGAGGAAGGAGAAACAAATGACAATACTTAAATATAAAAGAAATACCTCAATTACTATAACAGGTAATGATAAATCAGAAAAGTACACAACAATTCGTGTCAAGACATCTGATTTAAATAGAATAAAAAAAGCATTTGGTGAAAAGAACATGACATCAACTTGGCATGATATTTTTACACAAATGACTAATACTTGTTTTCTGGATAAACGATAATGCCAGATCAGCTAAAGCCATTTATGAGTTTAGTTGCGAAGCTATACTTAAATTATGGGTATGAATACTACCCATTATGTAGATACGAACAGGAGAGAATAAATGTTAAAGAAGTTGTTAGTCATGTTAATGATTACCTCATGCTCTTACAAGCCAATAGTAGATAATCGTGGATTAAATGGCAAAGAAGTTAGCTATAGATACAATGATGATCTATCAACTTGTAAAGAGATAGCAAAAGAAAACACACCTGTTTATGAGCCACTTAAATATGCTTATAATTGGTATGTAAGACCACAGCTTTTATGGTTGCCAGACAAAGCACCTTATTCATACAAAGCTATGGTGAACAAGTGTCTTACTAACAGAGGACACAGTATAATAACAGGAGAATAAACTATGGAAAAAAGAAACGACTATCTAATCAAAGCATTAGAGAAAGCAAGGAAGGAATTTAAAGAACTTAAAAAGTCTGGAAAAAATAATTTCTTCAAAACAGCAGGTGGAAAACCACATGAATACAGTACCTTAAATGATGTATTTACAGCTTGTAGAGATGCACTTATGAAAAACGATCTCAACATTATGTATAATTTATCATATAACGAAGGTATGAATTTTTTGACTACAACATTACATCATGTATCTAGTGGTCAGAAAGAAACATCAACATCAATTTTAGGTAATGCTCAAATGACAAGTCAAGCACTTGGATCAGCAATAACTTATATGAGAAGATATCATATTCAGGCTATGTTGAATTTAGAAGGTGATTTTGAAGATGATGGTAATGAAGCATCTAAGAAACCTGCACCACAAAAACAAACTACAGCACAAGTGCTAGATGATAACATAGGGGGGTTAGAATTATGAACAAAGTAAATTTAATTTTATTTGTTAATGAGAATAAGAAAACAAATCCATTAGCACCACCATATACAAATAGTAAGTTTCAACCAAAGCATGATATTGTGTTGAAAGCTGATACTGTGTATGAAATGTCATTGTTCAAAAATACACATGATTTTAACAAAGATCCTTTTTTGGATAAAAATGGTAAGCCTACACACCGACTTAGCATTTCTATTAGAGAAAGTGAGTATTGGGCAAATCAAAAAGAAGTAGTAGAAAAAAACCTTCATCATATCACAGAAGAAAAACCAAAAGCTGTTGATATTGATGATGACATACCATTTTGATTATCAAAGACAAAAAATACATGATTTGGTGTTTGGATAACTTACCATGTTATCCATGCCAACTTATGGGATATAACAACATGGCAGAAACAAGACAGTTCCACCACATTCAGTACCCTAGATATGGAATGGCACTTAGAGATGACTCTAGGGGTGTTGTGGTCTGCTACAACTGCCATGTTAAAATACATCAAAAATATTCAGAGAGAAAGTTCTGGCAGTTAATGGAAGTTGATCCGAATATTTACGCAAAACAAATCTACACACACTACAAGGAGAATATTTATGAGAAAAAGAAGCCAAAACGAAAGCATACTAGATCATCTAATAAAAAAAAGAACGATTAACCCATTACAAGCACTTCAGTTGTATGGGTGTTTTAGATTATCAGCCAGGATATTTGATCTTAAAGAAAGAGGTATAAATATCGAAAAACATACAGAGAAAGACAGATCCACAGGAAAAGAATATGCTGTCTATACTCTGATTGGTAGATAGTGGGTATATTCTCACCAGATCAACTTAAAATAGTACAATGCTTGGATTGTAAAAAAAAATATACAAAAGCTATGTGTATCATTATAGTCCAAGCATA